TTCTTTCTATCTATCTTCCTTACTATGTTTTCTTTTATAGTACTGAAATTAGTTTTTATATTTCTTTGTATTATTACATTAACTACTCTTATATGTTTATTTAGTATTATTGCTTTATTTAAGCCTCTTTTCCGCCCTCCTCCGCCTTTTCCTCATTTCATAGGAATTTCAGTAAGGAGAATGAAATTAAATAGAGCTACCTCTTACAGTAGCTCTTTCTCTCTTATATGAGTTGTTAATACTCTTACGATAGTTTCTTTCTCCGCCAGCTCCGCCTTTACGCCTCTTACCTCTCTGTATACTTCATCTCGGATCTTATTACAGGTATTTCCATGATCTGTAAGCATCTTGTTATATTTCTGTGTCATTCTATCTATAACATTCTGATCTACTCCCAGATCTGCCAGATTTCTTATCTCCTCTACTAAGGTCATTTCTCTTACACCGCTCATAACCACTTTTACGCCTCTCTTTCTCAGCATCTTCTCCAGCACATCCATGTAAGATGTTTTTACTATAAGCCTCTCTTTAGTAGCCATGTAATAAAGCCCTCATCTGGAGTACACTCTACATACTCATTGTATCGGTTACTAAGCATTACCAACTCATCCTCTGTAATCCTCACGCTGTTAGATCCAAAACGGAGCATAGGGAGAGTAGTTTTCTCCTCTTTCTTCTTTTTCTCCTTAGGTACTTCTTTCTCTGTAAAGATCTCTTTAAGATCTATCTCTGTAAAGCCCATTACCTCTAAGGAATAATCTACCGCCTGTAACTCAAATAACTCTTTTTTGAGTAACTCATCATCCCAGTTACTTAACTCTGCCAGCTTGTTATCTGCAATACGGTAAGCCTTTACCTGCTCTGGAGTGAGATCATCTCTTACTATGTATGGTACTCTATCCAGCCCTGCTAAGATACTAGCCTCTCTCCTCGTATGCCCTGCGATGATAACCATATCTGCATCTACGATAATCGGATTAGTAAATCCGTACTCCTTAATACTCTCCATAACCTTTTTTACTGCATAATCGTTAATTCTAAGGTTATTCTCATAAGGGATCAGATCCAGCGGATCAGTGTACTTTACTTGTAAATCCTTTTGCTCCATTTCTCATATCCTCCTTAATTTCATTATGATTTTCATTTACCATGTAATTACTCTGTACTTTTTACAGAATTTCAATGGAGATTATCTGTTACATATAACAAGCCCACAAAACCTCTAAAAACGTGCATAACCAGCCCTAATACTTATCGTATTCTATACCAGCCTCTTTACTCTGATTAAGAGATAAGCTACTAAACGGTATCTCCATATCTCTCCTCCTAGCCTCCTGCTTAGGAGTTTCGTAAGGTCTATCCTCATGCTTTCTCTTAAAATTTGATTTATCTAAATAATAAGGATCGTGCTCTCTTAACCACTTATCCGCCTCATCTTCTTCTCTTAACCACTTACTCAATTTCATCCACCGCCTCTCTGCATCTCTTACACACCATAGCTCCCTCTGGTATTATCTCTCCACACATTACACACCTGCTATCTGTGGAGATCTCTTTACTCCTTACCGCCTTATACTCATAAATCCTTATGGTATCGTGTACTACTCCGCACTCATCTATAAAGCATGGAGGAGTTTCTCCTCTCGGTTTTCTCAATTCTATGTAAGATCCGTTTTCATCAGTTCCACATTTTATTAAACTCATCTAATCCTCCTCCAGATACGCCTTAAGCTCTCTCTGTATTTTTTTAACCCCACTGTCAATATTTTTACTGATAACACTACGATCCACGCCCATTACAAACGCTAACTCATCCTGTGTATATCCCAGTACCAGCACATACGCTATACTCATATACTGATAGTGGCTTAACTTTCCTTTTCTGTACGCCTTAGTAAACTCTGCTCTATCGCTTTTATGGTATTTATCCAGATCAATAGCTGTTACTGTCTTAAGATCTGTGAGGATACAGGTAGCTACTGTATCTCCTTTTTCACTTAAGCCCTCTAAGCCTCCCCAGTTTCTCAAAAATCTCTTTATATTCTTAGGATCCTTATAGCTCAGCCTTAGTAATTGATCGTTTACTACATTTCTTACAATCGCTCCCAACGCTACCGCCTCCTCTCATTAGCTTTTCTATGTATCTTAGGTGTACCTCCGCTGTAATACCGCTGTATAACCCAGTGCCTTTTACTGTAGCTACACTCTTTCTAAGAGCTGTAATCTCTCCATAGGTATAATCATTATCCAGAGGACACATCCACTTAATGGCATCTCCTACCTTAAACATCGTGTACCTCCCTTTTAACAAGAAAAAAGGAGTATAGTTTTTCCTATACTCCTGCTTGATCCTGTATTATTCCTGTGTTAGTTCCTGTCTTAATTCCTGTGCTCTGGCTATTACCTCTCTGCTATATGCTGAGCTATAAATATCTTTAGCCCACAGCTTTTTAGCTGTACTCTCTCCCATGTTATATACCATGAGTACACAATTTTCTCCGCTAGATGCTAAATACTTATCCTGTATCTCTCTTAAACAGTTAAGCCCTACTCTGATATTTTGATATGGATTAAAGAGATCTGTTACTCCCTCCGCCTCCATCCGCTCTGTATGCCATTTCTCGTATATCTGCATATAGCCCTTACTGTTTCCGTTATCTCCTACCTTATCCCAGTGATAACAACTCTCCCTCTCTATGAGGGCTAGTACCGTATAATAATCTACTCCGTACTCTTTACACTCACACCAGAGGTAAACCTGTACTATTTCTGGAAAACATCCTCCAGCATCCTTATACTCCTGTGGGATCTCATAATATCTAAATCCATCCTCGTATACCTCTGATCCCCAATCTGCACTCATCGTATTGTACGGATATGTATAATTAAGATCGTGCTCCAGCTTTGCCTCCTGCTCCGTTACTGGCTCTGTGTTCTCAGCTTGCGGAGCTTGTAGAGTTTCCGTAATATAAATCTCCTCAATAGGAGGCTCTTTATCTGCTCCCTTTAGATTTACACTCATTATCACAATAATTACTCCTGCTATTACCGCTCCTACCAGTATTAAAGGCAATATTTTTACTCTGGCTCTCCTCTTTCTTCTAATTCTCCTTTTGCTCATCCTGCACCTCCTGTAAGATCCTGTTTAATCCTGCTATTACTTTCTGCATATTATCCACTTGCCCTACTAACCTGCTTAGGGTAGTGGATATATCATCTGGATCTCTGGAGTACCAGTAACCATAAGTAGAGCTACATATAGCCTCTCCATTCTGCCTCAGATCGCTTACAATGTTTCTTAGCTGTTTCTCATGTACATTAAACAGTACACACAGCTCTCTAGCCTTTACCGCTTTTCCCTCCGATGTATGAAACTCTTTAAGGTACTCAACTATATCACATC